TTCTTTAAAATCAAATTCTGCCATTATCCTGTTTGCATTTGGTTAGCACTGTTTACAGCCCTTAATAAGATTTCCTGTACTTTATCTCCCAGATTTTGCAGTCCTCTTTCTGTTTTATCAACATTGATAACTGTTTGATCTTGCAACTTGTTAATATTAATGGTGATGTTGGTTAACCGATTTCCACCGTCAGTGATACCATCACCTTTTTTGCTTCCTTTTTTTCCAGCAGAATCCGCAGAACCATCTTTAGCCATTCCTTTTCCTGACAAACCAGGAACAGCAGATAAATAATCATTAGCATTTCCTTTTTCTGTGCCTGTTAGACCTTTGAAAGAATTTTTTATTTTTGCAAACCTATCTGAAAAAAATCCGCTTTCTTTTGCGTTATCTTTTTTTCTTTCTCTATTTCCTTCTTCCCATCCCTTGTTAAAATTTCCAAAAGCAGCTTTACCAGCTTTAAGAGCTTGAGCAGCAGAACCAGTACCAATTAATTCTCCAGCTGATTTTTTACCTATTTCCCAGGCGGTTTTCCAGTCGCCTTTAAAAAATGCTACTAACGCCTGTCCAATGCCTGTGATTCCTTTTAAAAGTTCGGTAAAACGGTTGATTACATAATTTTTTATCATTGTTCCAAAACCTTTCAAAACTTCCCAAGTTCCTAATACAGCTCCTCTGAACCAACCAAACTTATTCCAAGCAAAGACAACAACGCCTACTAATAATGCTATTATTGCTATTACAGCACCTATTGGATTTGCCGACATAACTATATTTAGTGCTAACCAAGCGGCAGACCAGCCTTCAGTAACCAAAGTATTTAATATTATTGCAGCAGTTGATGCTCCTGTCCACCAAGTCATTACCGATGTTACCAATGCAGAAGCTGACAGTATAGCATTATATGTTAGAAAAGCTGCCGCTACTCCATATACTATTTCTTTATTATTAGAAATGAAATCAAATAATAATGTAACAGCATCACTTAATAATTCAACACCAACAAGAGCCCATATTGCCGCATTTGCAAAATAATCTATTGCTGATGTAGTATCTGACAATTCAAAAATACTTGAAATCATTTTTTTGAATGATTGAATAGTAGAATCTACTGACCCCCACAACAAATCAAACCAATGAGCGATATAAGGTAAATTATCTTGTAAAAAGTTTAAAACATCGGCAGCGCCACCAAGAGCATCAATAAAAATTCCACTTCCATAACCGCCAACTGCCACTAGAAAATTATTCCATTGATCCTTAAGATTAGAAATTTGACCGCCTAAAGTTTTTGATACCACTTCCATAGAACCTGCAACGCCTTTCATTCCACCGTAGGCAATGATAGCGTCTTTTATAGCCTGTTCATTATTTTTTACTTCTTTTGTAACCCCTTTAAAAGTTAGCTTTACCGTATCACCCGATTTTGAAGCTTTGATACCAAACTCTTTCATTCTTTCGAATTCACCTGTTTGAGCATCCAATAATGCTTCGACCAACTGATCAAAAGATTTACCTTGTGAACTGGCTAAATCCCCTAATTTGGTCATCTCCTGATAAGTTGGATAAACGCCACGATTTACGAGCTTAATAAAACCACCTGTAAGCTCATTTAATTGATAAGGCGTTTTTGCTGCGAAATCGGTGAGCATTGCCAAAGCACCAGAACCAATCTCTTTACTTTGAAAAGTATTAGTAAGTACGGCATCAAACTTCTCAAATTCTGCCCGAGCTTCGACGACTTTTCCCGCAAAACTCTGAATCGTTGCTAATGCAAAAACACCAACCAAAGCAGATTTAAGTTTTCCCAATCCGCCCGAAACCTTTTGAGATTCTTTTTCAATACCTCCTAAATCTTTAATAAAATCTTTTGCCTTTCTGGAAGCCACACCAACACTATTCGCAACTTGTTTCAGTTGTGAACTGGCGTAATCTTTCATTTTAACAATAAATTCGTAGGCGTTCATTTTATTTAGTTTCTGAGGCTTTTTTTTCTTGTTGGCGTATAAAGTGTAAATCTTGTATTTTTTCTGCCCAATCATCATCTGCCAGTTGTTCTGGATTTGGGATGTGCATATAATAGTTGAGATATGAGTTATACAGTCGTAAATCAATATCTTTTGCGTAGTCTTTTGCCGATGCATCGCTGCTGTCTACGATGGCATCGTCTAAAGCTTTTTTAAGCGTCCAATTTTTTGGTTTTGGAGCTTTTCAATAGCTTGATAAAGAGGAAATCTCAAATCCGGATTGTTTTTATCATCGAATTCAGAATCTTTTGACACAACAATCATCTCAAACAAAGCTTCCTGTGTTTGGAAGGGTTTACCTGCTGGATTCTTTTTTTCTGCCAGTCTTATATCTTCCCTTGTAATAACTCTTACTACACATTTTTTGTCATCAACAATAATCTCGTTTCCGAATTTTGTTTTGCTGATAATTGCGTCCGGATAATTAAAGAAGTCAACCAATTCTTTTCTTGCTGGGAGAAAATAATCATCGTCCTTACGAATCTCTTCGTCTCCTGCAATCCATAGAGCGTTGATCATTTCTTCACCAAAGGCGATATCACCGCCTTTCTGCATAGCGGTGAAAGCTCTTTTAAAATCCTGCATTTTTGGTTCTTTAAGAAATGCAGATTTATCTTCAATGGGAAGTTCATAGACTCCACCAAATTTTTCTTTCCATTCTTGGATTTGTTCTTGTGTTGCTTGCATAATTTTATTTGTTTTTAAAATAGCCTTTGCCCATCGTGGTCAAAGGCTATTGGTATATAAAAAATAAAAATGAATGTTATTTTATTTACGCTTGAGGGATATGTTTTAAAAAGATAAATGGTAGTTCAATTAGCATATTTCCATCTCCTTGCTTCATTCCTTTTTTTACTTCGGTAATTTCGCAGGTTTGGCAGATATCAATAACGGTTTGTCCGCCATCTTCAGGGACATAAGCTGTTGAAACATTAAATTCAAGTTTGAAAATATCCTTACCTGGCGCATCTCGTACCATTGCCTCATATTCAGATTGCCAAACTTCAATTTTGCCTTCATTATCCTTATTTCCCCGCAAAATTCTGTGTCCGCCAAAGCCTCTTCCTCTTAGGATAGATTTCTCTTGCTTAATGGTATATTCTACACTTTGCGCTCCGGTGATGATTCTGCCGCCGACAACGATAGTAACATCGCTCCAGCTGTATTGTTTTGAATCAAAAGTACTATCTGCCATGGTTAAGATTCGGTATTTGTTGTGAACCCAATGTTCACGGTTATATATTTAGCATAGCCAACAGGCAATAATTTAATTTGAATTAAAACTTGACCTGTTGAAACTACATTCTGATTAGCTTCGATTAAAACAGCAACATCTGATAAATTTCCGATGTTTACCATTTCATTTCTTATTCTCGTATCAACAGCCGCCTGCCAAGACTTAATAATTGCAGGGTGGATGGTTCCGTCTGGGTTGATAGGCACTTCGTCTTTTAGATTGTCCAAAAGAACATCATAAGCGAGCAAAACCGCCTTATCCATTACAAAACCGTTCGCCAACGATTTGAAATCATCCTGTGACTTGGTTAGCGTTGGATCATCAGAAAAGTAGAACCCGGAGCGGCCTATATAGTTCTGAAGGAAAACATAGCCTTTGTCGTTAATACTGTTCCATTGTGCTGATAGGCTTTCTACCTTCTTACCGGAAGTAAAATAAGCCGCAGTATTTTCGACTGCGCCATCACGAACACGCCCGATATTTCTTTGCACTGGAGTATTTGCAATTCTTCCTAACAACAAACCAATAGAAGCATCTGCCTCACCTTCTGTATTAGATAATAATATTGCTACACGGTTATAGTTGTCAGATTGGGAGTAATCTTTTAAATCTTGAGACGTGCCAGAAAAATTATTGCCGGAAAGCACTACACGAAAAGGATAATATTGATCTGCAAAATAAGTTGCCAAGGACTGTGCTTTTGCTACAGCTGTGGTAACATCGGCGTCTAATCCGTTTGTAGTAGTAGGATTTGCCGTCGGCTTTTTTACTACACCTAAAACTCTGATATTTCCGCCTGCATCTGCAATGAGCTGTTTTGCTACGCCTGTATCTTTATCTAGTGCAGAAGTCATTGTAGTGGCGTCAGAAACAAGCATAAACCAAAGTTCTGCATTGCTTCCTGCGTAATCGTAGAATGCTTTGATGTGTTTGGAAGCAAAGGCGTTGCTTCCTTCCTCTTCAATTCCAAGATCTTTTGCTTCCTGTAAAGAAAATATCTGGTAAGATTTTCCAATAGTTGCTTTTTCGGCAACCGTTGCACCTGTAATTAGAAGCCCTGGTATCTTTTGGATATTGGCGGCATTCTGTCCAAGACCATTGGTTAAGATGTTAAACTTTATGTATGGTAACATTTAAGTAGATTTTTATAATGAATAAAATAATTAAGCACGCAATGATGCCAAGTCCGAAAGCTTTTACCAAATCCCAAAATGTGTATCCGGTTGTTTTCTCCGTTTTGGAATTTTGAACTATAGAAGATTGAGACTTATCACTCTCAAAATCCTGTCTTATTTTCGCAGCCAACGCAATAGAGTCACATTCTGCCGTTACAGTAATGGTATCGTGCTTAATGACAACCTTTGCCTTAGCATTTCCATTTCTTTGGGTATAAGTTTTATCTACACTTTTGGGAGTAGAACCATCAGGGCATTTTGAAACTGCATTGATTGGTAACTGAAACCCGGTAGATGATTTGGGAGCTATCAAAATGGTATCTCTATACTTCGTAACTCTTACAGTGCTTGTTCCAGTTATAACTTCTTTGGTTTGGGTTACCTGCCGGCTAGACCGGCAAGCTCCCAAAACAAGCAAAATCAACAAAGAAAAAAGCAAACAAAATTTATTTAAGGTCATCGTATTTTTTTAAAATTAACGCCACAGATTTGCACGCTTTTTCTAAATTATCATCCAATGCCTGCATATCATTTTTATTGGATATAAAACACCATTCGTGAAGTACAGACACTCCAGATTTTGTATGTAGAATCCCTAATCTGCCTCTAGCCGATTTTTTTTCTGATATAACACCCCGGTTTTTAATACCTAATGTTTTACTTGTAACCTCGCAGATTTCCACTGCCATCTGGTAGGAAAGATCTTTTTTATTATAAGAATCTTCACTTACCACACATTCAGTTCCTGTAGAAGATGCATTTACGGATGCATTCAGATGAGATTCGTATAAAACGGAGGCGCTTCCGGGTTTGATAGTTCTGATTACTTCAGCTAGAGTTTGATCATCATTATCAGAGATGTACGTAATACCAATGCTTTTAAGATTAGCGTTTATTTTTTCTCTGATTCTGATAGTTTCCTTATTTTCAAATCTTCCGTTATAAGCGGCTCCAGAATCATTATTATGATGCCCTGCAAGAGGGAAGGTTACTAGCAAACTCATTATTTCTGCTCAGTTTTTTTAGCATCATTCAAAGCTTGAATTTTTGCGCCCGAAAGTTTAGAATCTGGATCTTCACCAAAAAGTTCTTTGTACTCAGCAGTAGCGGAATCTTTTAGCACCTTTAGTTCAGCAGGTGTTAATTTTGGATTATCTCCGTTGTCAGCGTTTTTTAGTGCATCGTTTGCATTATCTTCGCTTTGAGAATCATTCTCATCTTTGGTAAACTTTTCCACTGCTGGATTATCAGCATCCAAAGATTTGGCGTGTTCTAAAGCATCAGAATTTTTCAAAAACAAAAATCCGTCTGTGGTTGCAAACACTTCTTTTATATCAGCATTAGACTCTAGATAGTCTAATGCTTTTTGTTTTGTATCTTCCATTTAAATGGTTTTTAAAAGGTTTTAAACACTTTAGAGAATAGCTCCAAAATACTTTGGTGAATTACTTCTAATCTTACCATTCAATGCTCTTTGTCCCATTGAGAACAAATCCGCCTGCCATCCGGAGTGTTTTAAAGTTGGATAGATTTCTACATCACCAGTACATCTGAACACTTCTTCAGAACTCCAGATAATAGATGCTTTCTTATCCGTAGCATCTATTGTAGAGCCGTAAGGCTTTTTCACCCCTGCCGCAGTGTAGTATGGCGTTTTTGAGTAAAAGAAAACTCTAAAATCTGCT